TATTTCGCTTACAAATTGGCCCACTGCAGAAGTGTTCGCACCTCCGGCAACTATAGTCATAATTCCCGAACTTAAAATGGTACCTGCGAGATCACCTGCAACACCACCCGATTGAGTAGTGGTATTACCAAAAGCTGGCATATCAGCTACCACACCAGAAGTTACATCCACACCACTACCTATTCCTGGTATGGCGTCTCCTTGAGTCCATGATTCGCTAAAACTGAAAGCCGAGCCTGCAGTATTTACGTCATATGCACCAACGTCTAGTGTTGCTGCTGCTGTTGCCGTACCTGCAGTTAGTTTTCCAAAATGATTATCGGTAGCTACTTTTATATTGGAACCTGAAACTGCGTACGTTGAACCGATACGTTCAGCAGTTGTACTAGCGCCGCCTACTGTCAAAGAAGTACTTGTTGATAGGCGATGAATCAGATCTGCACGTACCGACAAAGGACTAAACAGTAATATTAAAAATGATAAAAATTTCCACATTTGAAATTATTTACATTGTTTAATATAAGTCTATCATTTAAAAATAATCTACTTTGTCAAGCCTGTAACAACTAGGTTCTTCTAACTTTTTTAAATACTGTTTTCGCTTTATGCAATGCTCTACGAAGCATATTTTCTTCTCGAACAAAATCTAGTTTAATATTTTTTCTAGAATGATATTGCCAATTAGGAATATAAAGTGGACTGTTCATAAAATGACCTCCTTAGTTATCTTCCTCTTTAATAATAAGATCTAAATTCTTTTACTCTAATGGTGGATTATACTCATAAGCTCTTTTTAATGTATCTGGGTTTAAATCATAATTTATAGTTAATTCATTTTTAGGATTTATTCTTTTATGAGCACGTAAAAAATAACCATTTTCAGATTGAATATAATGTAAATGACAATTTGGTTTATATGAATGATTTACAAAACCCATTGGCCCTACTGATCTACCTGTTTTATCAAATTTAAATTTATTATTTTTATCATATAAATTAGCAATAGGTAAAACATCTAATGGATTAATTAATTTTTTATTAAATAAACCTTTACCTTGAATTTTTGAATTTCCTATATAAAAATCCATAGTTTTTTAATTTACTTTACTTAATCTAATCTTTTTTTTCTGTAATTATTTTAAGAGGAGCATGCTCAATTCTTACAATTTGAGAACTACCTAATATCTCTTTCATTTCTGCAGCTGTAATACCTTGATTAGGTGCAGCTTTAGCTCCATTTTCTTTTCCTTTTTGTGTAATAGAAGCTCCAAAGGAACTTGCTAATCCGACAAAAACGCTAGCTATAAAAGTTGGATCTATTTTTTGTTGAGGTATGCCAAGCTTACTTAAATCTAAATACGACAATGACAACATTAATGTTGCCCAAGTCAACAAAAATAATCTGACTCCTAAACTGACCAATTCAAATTGTTCCTCTCTATCTGGAACAGCATCAGTAATTTTTTGTAAAAGATTTGGCTTTACATTCTTAACAGAATTATTAGAAGTCTTTTCTTCCATTGTTAGACTATGAGGATATTTATTTTAGTCTATAAGTATGACATTTAAGAACCGATTACAGGTACAAGTAAATGTTTGCTATGAAATGAATGGCAAAAGAAATTGCCTTACTTTAGAAAAAAATAAGGCAATCGAGTTAAAGGATCATATTGAAGGCAACTCTGGAGTTGTCTGGTGGTTTACTGCTGTTTAGTAATTACTTTTTACTAGGAGAAGCTAAACCTTTTTTAATAAATTCAACAGCTTTATCATCAATAGTATTATCTGTAGAATCAGCTAACTTTGTTAGTAAATCTATGATTAATTGTTTGACTTGAGGTGTATTTAAAAACCTGAACAAAATTGGACGGATAAGAGCAACCATTTTAAATAAAGAATTAATATCTATATTCTATGTTGTTTTTTTATAAAAGAAAAAAGATTTATGCTCATCTGAGATTTTCCAGTCAGGATCTTCATTTTTCTTAAACCATTTTTTCCAAACACGAAACTGTTTATCAGAGCTAGCTGCTTCACAACGTATAGCCATGCCATCTCCTTCAGGTAATTCTTCTAACCATTTACGCATAATATTGATACATATCCAATGAGCATGTTGGTTTCTTTTCTTGGGTTTGTTAGTACTTAATCTATAAACTCTTAATCGTTTTGATCTTCTACACATCCAATCATTTATTTGACGATTACTTTTACCTATTGCCCAACCCACTAACCAAACTTTTCCTGTAGATATTTTCATATATGGATGGATATTCATTTTAAAAATGTATCCATCATCTAAAACTAATTTAATTGTCTTAGATTTTCTTTTTATCCTATACGTCATACATGCGACATTGCTGCTCATATGGTACTTCCTCACAGCGTTCTTTAAACTTTTCAGTCCAAGTTTTTTCTTTTAAAAGATTATTTATAAGAATGTCATCATAAACAGTGTCATCAAATCCAAGATAAGGATAATTAGGAACACGTTTTATAGTCATTGTTTTTAAGGTTTAGTGGTTAAAGGAACAAGAATATCTGGAAATTTTTCATAATCCTGACGTTCTCTACTCCATGCTGTTTGCCATTCTTTTAGAGAATGTTCATGATCTTCAGCACCTGTGTAATTAGGCGTTGTATCACAAATAAAATCATCTTCTGTGGTTATATTTTCAAATAGTAAACGATCATAATCTTCAGTAAGTAATACAGGATATGGGTCAGCCATTTCTATGACTACACCTACAGCATACTCAAAAGGTGTGTTAAGAGTACTAGAAACACAAATTAAATATTCACCAATAGATAAAGGATAATATCTGGGATCGCCTTTATCTAACCTCCTGGAATCGTATTGAAACTGGTTATATAAATGGGAACCAGCTGCCATAACAGTTCCAACATAAGGATTTAATACTTTACCATCTCTTGTAACAGATATACTGTCATCTTGAAATATACCTCTACCTACAATAGGGTTCTTATTTATATCATAAGCAGATACATTAAAGTACTTTTCATAACCTCCTCCTTTAGCAATAATTATCCATGCAGTTGTTTCAATTTTAAATTTAAACCAATGGTTAATTGCACCTCCACCATATCCTCCACTTATTGGTTGATTTGTTCCTCCTAAAGTTCCTGTTAAATAACGAATAGAAGTTTCGTCAAATGTTCCGACTGGTAATGGATTGCTAGCAGTTCTTTGTCTTTGAGTAACTTGGTTTCTAGCCATTATATTTTTAAAATGTCTTATCCTTCATCATAATCCGGAGCATCTTTTACATGCAATGGATGTGCAATAGTTGTTTTATAAGATTTCTGTATTACTTCTTGTTCTCTATTTACAGTTCTTGCTTTACAAATAAGCATAAGTTTTTCTGCATTGAAATTAGTATCAAAGGGATGCAGCTTTTTAGGAGGAAAACCACAGTTCCAACTAGATACCATATGTAAAGGATTACCACACCATGGATTGTTACACATCCTAGTTACCACCATTGATCCTACATCTCCCCAAGCACATTGATAAATAGCTTTATGTGCAGTTACATTTTCTGATTTTTGTTTACTATAAAAAGTTCTATAAGAAGGAAAACATACTCTACGAGGGGCTTTCTTCCCTGGAAGATCTATAGGCCAACATTCATCTGGATCTTTAACTTTTATTCGCTGCCAGAGTCTATAGTATTTATTTTTAAAATCATTACCTAAATAATTTAAATCAAATCCACATATATTAGATTTAATTTTCATTGCACAGTGATAGCACCAATGACCTTTTATGTCACGAATAGTATGACCATGTACGCAAGGAAATCCTCGATAGTATCCTTTCTCCTCTAACTCATCATCTGTAAGTCGATCTATATTATTTATATAGCGGAAGTTAACCCTTTCTAAAGCATTGATAATATTTGCCATATCAGAGCACCAACCTAGATCTTAATACTGAAGTTCTATAAGTAGGTATTAAATCCAAACGATTATCTTTAATATTATCTACAGTAACTGCATGCTCTACACTATGCTCATCTGGACATTGTCCTGTACGTAAATAATAAACAATTCTATGTACCATATATACTTCATTATCTATACAAACCATATAAAAACCTGTTGATTTATTCAGTCGTCCAGCGGGATCTCCGGGCTCATAGGAAGCCTTCTTAATTTTCCATACCAAACCATTTGGACAGTCATCAGACAGCTTAAACAACTGTTTTAAGTGCCAAAGAGGAGGCATTGGTTTATATATACGTGACATAAAACTGAGAATGAAACTAAATTCTTTTTGATATTAGCTTAAATAACAGTATGTCGACAGTGTATGTTGCTATTCTTAGTATTTCTTTTAAGACTCATAAGACTACTAATAGAACGTACACTAATTCAAGAATGTTATTTAATGTATAACAAAAGAAAATTAATTTCATTCTTAGTTTTGATACACTTTTTAGACAAAAAAAATCCTGTTGACCTGATTAAAATCAACAGGAAATTGTTTACCCACCTTAACGAGGCTCATGCGTACCCCGTTATTCAGATGATACCACTCTTCCGTAGTCATCTTCAAGTCTTTTTATATCATCTTCAGAAAGCTTTTCTCCAAATTGAATTTCTACAAAAACTAAACCTCCTTTACCGCCTTTAGCTCTATGGATAGTATTAACAGGAACTTTTATGCAGTTACCTACTCTAGCTAATGACCATATCCCTGATATAAAAAATTCTCCCTGACCAGATACTGTATTCCAAACCTCACTTCGATATTGATGGGATTGTAAACTAAGTTGATGACCTTCGTCGATACTGATTATTTTTAGTTTATATCCTGGACCCTCATAAAGATCCTTATACCAACCCCATGGTTTAAAATATATTTTCATTTTCCTAGCTTCCTTTTAATTCTTTTTTTCTTTTTCGGTTTAGGTGCTGTTGAATGATCTACATTATTCAAAGCATCTTGGAAGATCCCTGAAAATTGAGCAGCTATATTTTGCCATTCAAAACGTGGATCAGTTACTCTTTCATAGCAAAGCTCTGCTGTTGCTTCAAGTTTTTCTCTATTTTCATATAAGTCAATAAGGATTTCCGTAAGGTGACTAGTTGAAGGGCAAGGCATTTCCCTAGAATAATTGGTGTCAACATCTATGTGATCACAACGGATTAGGCGCCCATATCCTTCAAAGATTTCTTTACAGGATGTATGACTAGGAACTACTTGAGCTACTCGACAGGCTGCATGTTCAAAGTTTACGAGACCCCAGCCTTCTCCCTTACATGTGTTTACCCCTACATCTGCACAGTTATATATAGTGTTTAACGTATCAACTTCAACATTTGGAGGACCATCAGTATCTGATGTAAGAATAATTCTTCCATTAGGATCTAATCCATTCTTTTTCATTTCTCGATCAAAGACATGCATTAAATCCCAACCTTGATCTTTCTTACCCATATGCATATATAACTGAGTATCTGGTCTATCTTTTGCAAACTTAGCAAATGCAGCAACATTTATATCTTGTCTTTTACGAAATTGATTTCTATTTCCATTAAACACAATAAAGATATCTTCTTTTAATCCTAATTTTTTTCTAGCTTCTTTTCTGTCCATGGGAGAAAACTGACCTGGAGTTACACCATGAGGTACAACTGCAACTGGTTTATTAATACCTCCTTTTATAAACTCTCTTGCACCAAATTCTGTATAAGAAACTATTGCATCCCAATCGTTAGCAGTATCACTAAGACAACCTGTCCAGTTATAAGAATCCATAGGAGAGTATCCTACGAATTTAAATTTCTTTTCTTTATGTAAATCTTGGATACGTCTATATTGCTCATTAGCAATCCACATATCATTAATAGTAAATACAATATCAGGTGCTTCTGCTATTACTATTTCTCTAATACGATCTTCACCAAATGGAGCAGTTTGAAATCTATTAGATGAAGGATACATTTTGTATTCCTTCTGTAGTGGATGAGGATCACCCCACCAATTATGACCCAAAACTACAATCTCAAAATCATCTTTAATATGTTTTAGAACATTTTCAGTAACTCTAGCGAATCCAGTCATTGCTACTATGTCACCAGACCATAGTAACTTAGGTTTTTTACCCATTTATATTTAATAATCTTTTCTAACTATACACAAATTAGTTAGTTTTTTCAGGTTCTTTTTCTAACATATTCCCGTACTGTTCTCTCCATGCTTCTTTATTCAAACCTACTTCTACTATCGAAGGGTATTTTTCATACTTAGGATCACCAGTTCTACAAGCAATATTTATTACTCTCATGCCTCTTCTATCTTTCATTTTATAAATATTTAAAGCTAATTGATGAACACAGACATCCATTAATAACGTTTCAAATCTGCTTCTACCTAAGATATTACTATTTGATGCTCTAGAGAATTCGCAATAACTAGCATATAGCCATTTATCATGAGCCATATAAATATGTGATGAACCAGAAGGAGCACTCTTAGCTAATCCTATTGGAGCTG